ATTATTTATACCCGCGTATGAGGCGCTGGAAGGGTTCTTTGACAAACACGGAAACCCAATTGTTGAAGACCCTGAGAAACCTGTTCAGACTATTGATGGAGACTATGTTGACATCGGTGCGAAGACTTATCTCAAGAATGAAAGAGACGCTCTAAAGGGTGACGCACGTGAGCTTAACGAATTTATACGTCAGTTCCCATTTACTATTGACGAAGCAATGCGAGATAGTATTGAGGGTTCTACATTTAACATAGGTCGTATATACGAACAAGCAGAATACAATCAAGAGCTGTATCCTAACCCCGTGGTTCGTGGTAACTTTAGTTGGAAGGATGGAGTTGTTGATAAAGAGGTAATGTTCAGCCCTAACCCACAAGGTAGATGGAGACTGTCTTGGATGCCTAAGTCTGAGATGCAGAACAAACACGTAATTAAACACGGAAAAAAATATCCCGCTAATGACCATATAGGTGTTGGCGGTGTGGATAGCTATGACCTGGATTCAACGACAGATAACAGAGGCTCTAAGGGAGCTTGTCATCTTTATAACAAGTTCAGTATGGCAGCGCCAGCTAATATGTTTGTTGCCGAGTACGCCTCTCGTCCTCCTCTTGCTAGAATATTTTACGAGGACATTCTTATGGCTGCTGTGTTCTACGGCTACCCTCTTCTTATAGAAAACAACAAGTACGGTATCGTAAGACACTTTGAATCAAGGGGTTACGAGGAGTACGTTATGAAAAGACCTGAGCATCTTAAGTCTCCTAATGCTGCTTCAAATACAAAGACTCGTGGAATACCCTCTAACTCTGTAGATGTTATCCAGGCTCACGCACAGGCAATAGAAGCGTATGTTGAGGAGCACGTGGGTATAAATGCTCAGACAGGAGAGATGGGGAAGATGTATTTTGACAGAACTTTAGACGATTGGATAGGATACAAGATAGATAACCGTACTAAGTATGACCTTACCATTAGTTCAGGTCTAGCACTTTTAGGTGCTCAGAAAACAAAGACTAAAAAGAAAGAGTCTAACTTTAATGACAAAACATTCTTTAGGAGATACAACACTGAGATAAGGCGTTAATAGACAGTCTTTTAATTTTGTATCTTTGCGAAGAAGTATTCTGCGAAACGCTATATGTACAATAAAGACAACGACAAAAGCAAATATGGGAATTTCCCAGACCCGTTTGCACACTATTCTAAAAAAGTATCAAAATCCTATGGCATTAAATATGCTAAGGCTATTGAAAAACAGTGGGGAAGCTCAGACGATGAGCGAAGTCTTTTTCGCAGAAGACTAAAAGATTTTGAAACCAATCGTGATTACGCGAATGGTACTCAAGACACATCTATATACAAACAGATTCTAAACTCTCTTGACCCAAACAACGGGGACGGTACGTTGCTAAACCTTGATTGGTCTCCAGTGCCTATCGTTCCCAAGTTTGTTAAGATTGTAGTAAACAATATACTATCCCGCAAGCCCTACCCTAATGTAAAAGCTGTAGACCCTTTATCTCAGTCTGAAAAAGATGAGAAAAGAGCTAAGAAGCTTTTTGAAGTTGAAAACAAGGAGCTTATCCAACAAATGGAAAGCCTAGGGGTAGACACAAACGTAGACTTAAAGTCTGTACCCGAAACTACTGAGGAAGCAGAAATATTTATGGATGCTAGCATCAAGACGGGTGCTGAAATAGCTGCTCAGGTTGGTACTAATATGACGCTTGAGTGGAATGACTTTGACCAGCGTGTATACCGCAGAGCAGTCAATGATTTAGTTACCTGTGGAATGGCGGTTGTTAAAAGAAGCAACGACCCTAACTATGGAATTACCGAAGAGTATATTGACCCAGCGTTTTTCTTCCATAGCTACACCGAAGACCCTACGTTTAGCGACCTTATATACGCAGGACACGTCAAAAAGATTAGCATCTCTGAGCTTAAGCGTATTGCTGGTGATGAGCTTACAGAGGACGAATACGAAAAGATAGCTCAAGGTGTAAAAAGTAAATACCAGAATAGAGCTGATAAGATTTCCTACAAGTACTACGATGAAACACTAGACCGCACAACTTACGGATACGATGAGTTTATCGTTGAGGTAATGGACTTTGAGTTTATATCTACAGACGATATGATGTTTGAGGAGAAAACTTCTAAGTTTGGCAACTCTAACTTTTACTACAAAGGGTTTAAATATAGTGCTCCTAGAGAATCTGTATACGACAGAAAGCCAAAGGCAATGAACGTACAGACTGTTTTTGGTGGTAGCTACGTTATTGGATGTGGATACGTATTTGGATACGGACAGAAAAACAACATTCCTAAGAACGTACACGACTTAACTAAGGCTAGACTATCCTACTCTGTTGTTGCTACCAACTTACGCAGAATGATGCCTAAGTCCTTGGTAGGCTCCGTTATAGGATTCGCAGACCAACTACAGCTTTCACACCTTAAGCTTCAGCAAGCAATCGCTAAGGCTAAACCTGATGGCCTTATTGTAGATGTTGAGGGACTAGAAAATGTACAACTAGGAAAAGGCGGAGAACTCCAGCCTTTAGATATACAAGACATATATGAACAAACGGGTGTATTCTACTATCGTAGCAAAAATCCAGAAGGTGGATTCCAGAACCCTCCAGTTAGGTCTCTGGACAATAGTATTAGGAATATCAATGAGCTTATTACTATCTATAACCATAATCTCCGTCTTATTCGTGATACGACAGGTATTAATGAAGTAATGGATGGAACATCTCCTAAAGGAGAGCAGCTAGTAGGCGTTCGTCAGCAAGCCATCTCTGCAGGGAATAATGCTATATATGATATCACTAACGCATCTATCTACCTTTACAGCAGAATATGCGAGGATATTATAAAGTGTCTACAGATTCTACCTAAAGAGTCTGTTCTGTTTAAAGTTTATATAAAGGCGATAGGCAAGGAGAATATGCGAGTTCTCTCTTCTTTTGGAGACCTTCCTATGTATAACTTCGGAGTTAAGATACAGACTGAGATGGATGATGCTGAAAAGTCTTATCTAGAGCAGAACATTCAGATAGCCCTATCTCAGAAAGAAATAGACTTAGAGGACGCTATAGCTATCCGTCAGATTAAAGACGTAGACCAAGCAGAGCAGCTGCTTATTATCAGACGCAAGAAACGTATGAGAGTGCAGCAGCAGATGGCACAGCAGAACTCTCAGATGCAGGCCCAGATGAATCAAGCTACGGCACAGGCTTCCTCTCAAGGTAAGATGCAGGAGATTCAGATGCAGAGTCAGGCTAAGATAGCAGAGATTCAAGCAGACGCTCAGGCTAAGGCTCAACTGTTACAACTGGAGTATCAACTCAAGGGACAGATTGAAGGCGCTAAGACACAGGCTACGATGGGTATGAAGCAGCAGGATATGCAGTTTAGAGAAGGCCTTGAAAACAAGAAAGAAAAAGCTAAGGACGAAAGAGTTAAGAAGCAGGCTGTTGAGCAGTCTAAGATGATTTCTCAACGTCAAGGCAAAAGAGGTGAGCTGACCGATGAGGGAGATAACCTCTTAAATATGCTAACTGAATAATAACTATCTTTGCTAAGTATTTGGCTCAGAGAGCATTGAAACTTGCAGAACATTAAAAATTGATATACGATGGCTTACGAAAACGTAAACGCAACCCCTAACTTCCAACGCCAAGTTCTTGGCCAGAAGGGATTCAGAAAACTAAGAGGCGGTACTTCAGGAACTGCTGGAGAATTTTACCGTGCAATCACTGTACTTGCAGACGCTAGCATTACTGTAACCTCAGAGGCAGGTGATGACTTAACTACAGAGACTGTAGCTGCGGGTATCACTATCTACGGATTGTTTAGCAGCATTACTGTTGTTAGTGGTGATGTCCTTGCATATATAGCATAAGCTATGTTAGGTCTAGGTTTATCATTAACCACTGGAGGGGTAATAAGCTCCCCTGCTGCAATACTAGTAGCGGCTTTTAAGTCTCGTGTTATTGCCGACGGCGGTACTGTGGAGTCACCTTCTTGTGCTAAGTCTGACGTTAAGTTCTTGCTTGACAATCCAGAGCCTGTAGATTTCACGGGACTTCTTAACGATTACAGCGGAGCAGCGGCAGCGTATTCTTTGCGCTTGTTAGATAACACCTATTCGGGCAATGCTATCAAGGTGCGTAGGTCATCGGATAATGCGGAGCAAGATATTGCGTTTGTAAACAATGAGTTAGACACGGCAAGTTTAGAAACCTTTGCGGGTAGTGGTGATGCTTTTGTAACTACTTGGTACGACCAAAGTGGGAATGGTGTTAATGCTACGCAAACGACTGCATCGGCTCAACCGAAGATTGTTAGCAACGGAACATCGCTTGGTTTTCTTGAAACAACACAAGGAGGCTCAACGCAATTAGCAACTTCCCAAAATGTTTATTTAAACGGGACAGATTATTCTGTTTTCTTCACCGCTCAAAACTTTGGCGGCGAAGTATTTGGTTCGGCTGGGAGTGGATTTTTTGCCGTTGCTTTAAGTGGAAACACGAGCACAAACACAAACAGTTATTCAAATCCATCATATTATAAAAATGGTTCTGCGATAGGTCTTACTTGGGGTGATATGTATAACGCAACAACATCATTCTCACAAATTAGTGCGTTAGTCACAAGAACTAGTGGTGATACAACCTTTAGAATAGGATTCTCAACTGGTACATTTAATCACGGGAATTATAAAGAGTACATAATCTATCCAAATCAATCCGTAAGCAGAACGGGCGTTGAGGATAATATCATAACACACTACGGATTCTAATATGTACTACACAAGCACAACAAAGGCAGATTTAGAAGCCTACAACACTTCGGTAAATGCTGGAGAGGGTTATAGCGGAACGACTACGCAATGGGCTACAATTGTAGAGCATCCCAACGGGGAAGATTTTGCAATACTAAAGCACGATAGTTACACGGCTGAATTAACGGAAGAAGAAACATTGGGTGCTGAATGGTTCCCATCAGAAGATATTTAAGATATGCCTACAGAAAGTTTTTTTACTCAAGCATCACTAGCCTACCTTGCATCAGCAGGGGCAGGTAAAGACGGTAAGACGTATAGTATGAAGCCCACGGACGGCACGGGCGACTTCACCTTTTCAAGAGGTTCAAACCTATCGGCTACTCGTGTGGGTGCTGATGGATTGATTGAGAAAGGGCGGGAGAATCTTGTTCTGCAATCAAATCAGTTTGATACGACTTGGACAACAAGTAGCGCAAGTGTAACAAGCGGTCAAAGTGGATATGATGGTAGTTCGGATGCTTGGTTATTATCCAAATCAGGAGCAAGTGGTAGATTATTTCAAAATTTATCAGCAAGTGGATTATTGACATTTAGTGTGTATATGAAGGCTAACGCCTCTACTTGGGGGTTGATTCAAATAGATGGAAGTCCAAATGATGCTTACGCTTATGTAGATTTATCAAATGGAGTTTTTGGCTCTACATCTTCACATAACATCATTGAAAACATTGAGAATGTAGGAAGCGGATGGTATCGTGTATCCTTAAGCATTAATGATAATGTAGACCGTGTAAGGGTTTGGCCTGCTGAAACAAATTCCGCATCAGGTACATCAGGTAGCATCTACATCCAAGACGCTCAATTGGAGGTCGGTCTCGCAGCAACTGAATACATTGAATCGGGTGCATCAACGGGTAAGGCGGGATTATTAGAGGACGAACCCCGTTTTGACTATTCGGGGGGTGCTACTTGCCCGTCTCTTTTATTGGAACCGAGTAGGACTAATTTGGTAAGTCATAGTGAGTATTATGGTTCTTATTCTTTTAACGATATGAGTTTAAGCAGTAATGCAACTACTTCTCCAGAGGGGTTACAAAATGCTGCTGAAATTATAGAGGGTTCTAATAACACTAATCATTATTTTAGGATACCAAATCTTTCTTGGACATCGGGTACTGATGTTGTATTTAGCATTTACCTAAAAGAAAATACTCGTAGATACGCAAGATTGCGTTTTGATGCTACAGGAGGTAACACAAGAGTATGGTTAGACCTTCGTACAGGAGAAATAACTTTTATTGATGCAACCGATAGCGGTGTTTGTACGAGTAGTGATGTAGGAAATGGATGGTTTAGATATGAGTTTAAGGTAACGCCTTCTAATACAGGAACAGGAAGTGTTCAAATCTTTACTCAAAGCGTAGAGTCCGTATCGGGAAGTCTGCAAACCACTTATCAAGGAGATGGTGCTTCAGGAATTTATGTTTGGGGAGCACAAGTTGAGACAGGAAGTTACCCAACCAGCTACATACCAAACCATTCGGGCGGAAGCGTTACGAGGGGGGCGGATTTTGCTAATGTTTCTTCTTTGCCAAATACCTTATCGGATAATTATTCGGTGTTTTTAGAAATAAATAGAATCACCAATAATGAAAAAAACAACGATGATTTTATGAATTTTGGTAGTGCATCAAGTGATAGAATAAGATTGCTTACTTACAATAATGGCCGTGTTCGTTTTAGGTTATATTTCAATGACGGGACTAATCAAAGTTTTTTTACCGATAGCGGCGACTGGAATCAAGGTAATACCATTAAGTTTTGCATAACATACAACAATGGAACATTAGTTATTTACGCTAATGGTGTAGCAAGGCACACTATATCGCAAACGCTAAATAATTTAGTCAACATCACTTCGGAAACGCAAAAAATTAAGCAATTGTTGCTATTTAATAGCACGCTTACACCAAGCGAAGCAATCACCTTAACAACGATATAAAATGAAAGTAACGAGAAAATACGAGTTCACCAATGAGGCAGCAGCAGATGCAGCTATTGCCGCATTGCCCCACGATGAAGAGGGGAACCCAACACACAACAACGGAATTGTAAAGCTAGGATACCTTGTGGTAACACCTGCTACATACGATGAGGATGGAGAGGAGCTAACAGCTGCTGTATTATCTGATGTGTATGCTGTTGATGTAGATTGGTCTGATGGTATTGATAGCTCTTGGGACAGCGACTTAGTTTGGCCAATCCCGCTCGGGTGTCACTCGTTCGGATCATCGTCATCACGAGATGAATACATTAAGACGTACTGCGAACTATTCCCAGACTCTCTGTATTGCAATCCTCCAGAACCAACTGAGGAAGACCTTATATAATGTCTGGATTCGTTTATAGATGGTATGACAGTTCTAATGGTATGTACTATGTAGGAAGCCATAAAGGATCTGTAGACGACAGCTACAAGGGTAGCGGTAAGCGATTTAAAAAAGCTTACAATAAAAGACCAGAATGCTTTACTAGAGAGGTTTTCTACATAGGTGAACATTATAGAGAACTTGAAGAATTTATACTAGATACAGTAGACGCTAAATCAAACCCAAATTACTATAATTTAATAAATGGTTCATTTAATTGTAAGTTTTCAAGGGAACAGCGTGATAAAATATCTAATTCATTAACAGGTAAAAAACACTCTAATGAATCAAAAAGAAAAATGTCTTTATCTAGAACTGGTGAAAAGAATCACTTCTACGGAAAGAGACACTCTAAGGATTCATTGATCAAGATGAGTGAATCAAAAAAGGGAAAGTACATAGGAGATGATGCAATGCAAAATGCTTGGAATGCATCTAAAAAAAGAGTATACTGTGAACACCTTGATATGGAGTTTGATTCAATAAGAGAGTGTGCTGAAGCTGTTGGTTTGAGTGCGCCTGTTGTGTCTAATATGATTGCAGGAAGACAGCGTAATAGATACGGAATAATTAAGATATGAGTCTATACAATAAAGCTAGTCTGATTCAAGTACCGTCTCTCTACAAGGACGGTACTCTTGTAAGCACTATCCCTGAAGATAGGAGTGGTGACTTTACCTTCAGTAGAGGTAGTGATATAAGTGCTACGAGAGTTAATGCGGATGGCTATATAGAGAAGGGGTATGAGAATCTGTTGTTGCAGAGTGATTGGGATGATGTAGGTACTGGTATTGCTCCTACAGGATGGAGTTCTTTTTCGCCAAGTATTAACTATGAAGCAGGTGCTGAAATTGGTCAAATAAGATTTAGTACATCTTCAAGCAGGGGATATATTCAACAATCTCAACCATACACCTCAGGCGTTTTTACCTTAAGTGTGTATTGCGATTCAGTTACTACATCGGAAAGTTTAAATAGCATTTTCTATCCAATAGGTTCAACAATAATCAATTATCAAGAAAATGGAGTTGTAGTTCCTGCAAATACTCAATTAAGCGCAGGGAATAGATATAGTGTAACATTTTCTTTAACAGGTTTTTCTTTTACGACTCGTTTAGGAAGTGGATGTTTTACTAATGTAACTGCTGATTTCACTTTATCACGACCAATGCTCAATCAAGGTCTTGTAGCCTACCCATATATAGAGACTACTACTGCTCCTGTAGCGGGTGGTATCTTGGAGGATATGCCTCGCCTTGACTATTCTAATGGTTCGTGTCCTGCTTTGTTGTTAGAGCCTCAAAGAACTAATTTGATTACACAAAGCGAATCTTCTGTTGGTTGGAATTATCAATCACCAATATCCGTAACAAGTAATTCATCTATTAGTCCAGAAGGAGTTAGTAATGCTACTAAAATAACTAAAGTTGCTAATGGCAATATGTTCTACAGGATATATACAACTCCTGTTGTTGGGTGCTTTTCTGTATTTGCAAAAAAAGGTAATTGGAGGTATATAGGATTGAGAAATAATCAATCAGCAGGAAACGACCATAGCGTATTTGATTTTGATACTCAAACTTTTGTAAAAGAGGCATCTGGTCAAACTTGCACATTTGAAGATTATGGTAATGGATGGTATAGACTTAATGCATATCAGCCTAATAACGAATCAAATGGTTTATATGGAATTGCACTAACTGATGAAAATGGAGCTGAAAATAGTGGGGTTTCCGTTGTACCTAATGATTCTTATATATATGTGTACGGCTTCCAAGCGGAGCAAGATGCGACCTACCCAACATCCTACATACCTACATATGGTGTAAGTCAAACGAGGTTGAGGGATTCAACTTTTGCTTCAGTTACAAACACTACAAGCAGAACATACTTTTTAGATGGTAAGAGATTAGCTGAGAAAGACATTTCTAATACATCTCCTGTATACGACCCTAATGACAATCTTAAAATCACTTTCTGGAGTAACAATAGATTGCGTTTTCGCTTCGGGGGAGGCGTAAATCAATACTACACATTAACAGGAGATGATTTTAAAATAGCGTTATCCTATAATGGAACGGATAGTAAGATATTTGTAAATGGTCAATATTGGATAACTCAAACATCTTTTGATTTAGGTAATGTTTCCGTTTTAACTATTAATGGAAATGAAAGTATATCATACAATCAGTTATTATTGTTCCCAACTGCCCTATCCGATGATGAATGTATAGCACTTACAACGATATCTTAACTCCCTTATATTCATTAACTTTGCAAAAACAGCATTACAATGGCAACTTCAGTAAATCTTGACATAGCACAGCGGCTAGACATTACCTGCCGCAAGGGAGATACATTCACCCTAACATTAAACATAACCGATTCAGCAGGAGCGGCTATCACACTAACACCCTATACATTCCAAATGGAGGTGCGTGATTCAGCAACAGATGCTGTTATTATCCCCAACAGTGACTTCACCTTCACAAAGGATGCGGACTCTACCACAGGGAAGCTTAACATTGTTGTTGCCGCTGCTAATATGACTACATCAGGATCGTACATCTACGATCTAGAAACAACGCTAACCACAGACGTACAGACTTGGCTCTTTGGTGTGTTCACCATTAATGATGACGTTACTGCCTAATGCCTACGCCTATACAAATACAGGCGACCAAATTAGAGATACCCTTTGTACTATCGCAGCTAGATAACAAGAAAGCCGAGATAGCCTCAGTGGTAGAGTCTCTAGGACTTACCTTTGAGGGGCAGGAGTGCTTGTATAATGCGCTTATAGATCTTGGCATAGAATCAGTAGCACAGGGATTTAACTATGATTCTATTGATGTAAGTAAGTCGGCAGGGGTAGCTCCTGTAACTCTAAAAGTTACCGAGCACCCCGTAGTAGGACTGTCTGTAGATACCACAACGGGTAATGCTATTATAGCTGTTGAGCCTAGTTCAGAGCTATCGGTAACTATAGAGGAGTCTAAGGCGATAGATGTAACAAACAAACAACCGCTAAAGGTCAGCCTTACTAATGAGAACCTAACAGCTTCAGGTGGTGGTCCAGCGTCTAACGCCTCTCTAATGGTAGGCTCAGACTTTAATGAAGGCATCACAGACG